TTTGTTGTGCAGATGCCCATATTCTATCTATGTCATCAATAAAGGCGGCCTCGTCTATGATAAGAAGTGAAAGTGCTTCGGAACGAGCAGAGTCAGCGGCAGCAGAAACGGCTTTAATTTGTGAACCATTCTTAAATCGAAGTGAAAGTTTGTTATCTTCTTGAACACCGGTCTTTAACCAACTTGGCATATTATCATACATAACACGAACTTTTGTTACCAAGTTTTTAGCAGTTTCTTGTTTAGTAGCAATAACAAGAATGTTTTTATCTTGATTGAATAACATCAACCAAAGTGAATAACCTGCAATTAGTGTAGATATACCCAACTGACGAGATTTAAGAACAATGTTCCATCTATTATTATTAAATTCTTTTAGAACATCTTCCTGAAACGGATATAGTTCAAAAAGGATTTTGCCACGAGTTGGGTGTTGAATTTTTGCATACCTTTTCATAAAGTATACTGGATTGGAAGCACACTTTGCGTATTCTTCTTTTATTATATCTTTTAAGTTTTTACTCATTGTATTGCAAATACTATTCCAAGAACCGTTCCAACGCCAGTAAAGAACCAGAGAAATTTATTGTCATACCATCGTGGTTGTAATTCTTCATTTATTTTTTCAAGTTCCACACTTCTTTTTTTACAAGCGTCAATAACTTGATCACGGTTACTTAATTGTTTCAAAAACATATCTGAACGAGATTGGTATAAATCTATAACAGTATCTTGAACAGTTACAACTGCAGATAGATATTCTATTGAATCACGGAGTAATTGAATACGATTTGCTAATTTAACGATTTCAGTTTTCTTAAAACAAACCGTTGAATCCTTTTCAGATGCAAATAAAGTTGTTACTGAAAATAATAGGATAATAAAATACTTCATAGATTAGTCTTTCAAAAAATTGATAATATACTTTGTGGCTTCATCAGGATTTTTTATTTCTTTATCACGATATATGTAAAACTTTTGTTTGATGATTAGAATACTATCTTTACGAACTTTTATCACGGAATCCAATTCATCTGCTCTTTTTTTCAAAACTGTATAATCAAATTCGTATTTGTTTATTAGAGCTTCCAAACTATCTTTTGTTTTCGATGATACCTTTATTTGTTCTTTTGAACGATTATTGTCATAAACTAAATAAATAAAAAGTATTGCAAAAACGCCAGCAGCAAACATTTTTATGTATTTGCCAATTTTTTCGTCCAAAACATTATTCATAATTAACCTTTTGTATAAGTTGAAACCATTTTTGCCTTACCACGACCAGTTGCACCTTTTTTCCTTTTTCGTGTTACGGCACTTTTCTTTTGTTTTGATGACATTGAAGCCGCCTTTGATGCTGGAACACATTTGGGATATGCTCTTTTACCACCTTTTCTAGCTTTACTCCCAGCAGAAGCGCCACATGGTGGGTGCCCACCGCCTTTATTTTTACGAGAAATATCTACCCAACGTTCTCTAAACCAACCGGTTAAACCACCAGTGGGCTTTTTTCCTTCACGAACATATTTTGCAATATATTCTCGTATTATTTCTTTAACCATATTTTCAGTTGTTTTATCCATAAAGATAAATATAGTTAAACATCAAATTATACTAACCCAAGGCAGAATAACAGGACTTCCAGTGGATGTTGTGCCGTCTATACTACCCTGTATTGTTCTTTGGTATGCCTTCAAGGAAGTTGTCAAAGCATCTAAATGTTTATCAGAATACCCAAGTACAAACGAATAAAATATATTCGATGCAAGTGGTTCAAGTATTCCAGGAATTTTAACAACAGGACCTCGTATAGTTGTAGTCATTGCCGGTAAAAAAGGTGTTGGGGTAAATTTTGCAGATGCCCAATATCCCATAAAACCAACAGCCATCAATGTATATGCAGATCTATTTGAACCGCGAGTTGTATCGGCATGATTTGCGTCTAATGCGTCATTTATACATTTTTCCAAAAATGCAGTATCACCCTTTACTAATCTCGCACCAAATGTTGTTCCAGTAAAACCAACAGTTGAAAGTTCATATGCTTTTGCCATTATACTGGCAAAAACAGATCTATTTGCAACATTGTTTGCATCTAGAAGGGGTTTCATTACTGCTTTGAATATATCAGAGTTCATATTATTTAAGTTTTATCTATTGCACCTTTACCGGAACTTGGCCATCCAAAACGGCATGACCAATATCTTGCCTTATGTCTTGGTCCTGGTGACTGACAATTATGACGGGCACGAAAAGATTTTCTACGAGCTGCATTACTCTTTTTAATTTTCATAGTTTTCTTTCCACCCTCTCCCTTATGACCGAAGTTCACTTTTACAACGTTGCCATTTGCCTTTTTAACATATACTGAAAACTTTTTTGGACCACCCGGTGTTCTAAATGGCTTACCTAAACTAACTTTTCTACCACGATACTCGGCTTCATTCATCATATTAGGTTCACTTTCTTGAATACGAAAATGTAATTCAGTGATTTTACCACAAGGATTAGTGGAATACCCTTCAAGTTGATATCCAGGGTTAATAATAGTTTCTTTAACATTGCGAAATCCACCACCAGCAGCCTTATATGCCTTTACAAGGGCACCTGATGCATATGCACTTGGCCATACTTTGTATTTACTTTTAATTCTAGACTTTATTTTGGAATAAAGTTTTTTATTTGTAGGAACTGCTCTTTCAACAATTACCGATTTCATACATTTCTCCGTTTTCTTTTTGGTGGATCATCAATAATATCTTGTTCATCATAATCTGAATAGTATTCGTCTCTATCCATTCTCCTAAATTTTCCAGCAAATTGTTCAGAAGCAACTGAAAATAAACTGCCAACCACTATGTAAAGAAAACCATCGAATATAAACTGTTCTATTTTCTTTTCATAAAAGGTCGATAATACTGCCATAAATATCATAACAAGGAAAGAAAAAAACATCATTACCCGCTTTGACGATATTTCACCACCAATTCCTCTCAATGTTTCTGACATAGGATTATGATTCTTCACTACTTTCCCCTAAATCCTTTTCCAACTTTTCAATAAAATTCTTTCTGAACTCTGCAAATTCATTTTCTATCTTTTCTAGCAATTCTTCCTTGTTCAAAGGAGTTTTCCATTTTTCATTATCACCGAAATCATTTGTAAATTCCATCCGTGATAATTCACTTGCAATAGCATCTTTATCTTTTTCAGCTTCCTTTAACCATGCTAGTGCATTTTCTTTAACTTTTCTTTTTTCATATTCATCCCATTTACCTTCAAGACGAATTTTGTGTTCCATATCAACAACACAATCAAAACACATTCCATGTATTCTTTTCATCTTTTGGTCAATTCTTTTTGGCATACCACAGGTACAAGTTTCTTTTTGACAGTTTGGAAACGAATTTAGATATTCATGTAATTCTTGTTGCCATTCTTTTCCAAGTTTTATTTTATACCCTTTCTTTTGTTCCCACTCATTCCCATCTTCATCAAACCATTTATCACCAATTTTACGGGATATTTTTTCTTCTACATTATCACCTACATAACCTACCGCAATTTTATTTTGACTTTCATGTTTTCCATCAAGAAGTTTCTTTACATCTTGTATACTATCAATTTTAATGTCCATAACATAACCTTTTATTTTATTATTTCATTGTAAACTTTGTTCCAAAATTTTCTTGTTATCATATGCATAGGTCTCAAACCTTTTTTATCAGATTTATCCTCTTTCATTTTTCCACGTTTTGTGTTAAACTTGGAAACAACCATATTGAATATATCAACATCAAACCAACCGAATATAGAAATAAAACGAGATTTTAATTCAGACAATTTTGCACTTCTGTCAGCTAAAGCAGTAAAAATAGTCTTTGATCCCATTTCGCCAAAACTTGGTATATCATAACGAACATGATTTACAACCATATAATAAACATATGGATTTTGAATATCTTTATATGGCAATTGACTACTACCATTCCATCGCATTAACCGTTTGTAATCTTTTAATTTTGATACATCATCTTTATCAACCGCATAAATCACAACTGTGCTTTCATTATCAAATTTTTCAATTACATTAGTTGCATGAAATGGTGTATTTGATTGCATAATATGTTTAACATTATGCCTTTTCATTACCATAGACTTTTCATCAAATGTTAGTGGTTTTTCTATTGGATCTGTAATATCATCCGTAACGATAAAAACATTATCTTTATCAAACTTACGGCAAATTCTATCGTATTCTTCTTTATGATAAATTGCCATAGGTTGAAACTTGCCAGGATAAATAACAAGAACATCCTTATCTACCAAATCGTTTTCATTGAATATGGCAAGATTCATTTCTTTTATCAATTTATTGATTTTGTTATTCATTTTCTGTTCCAGGTTTTTCAGGCCAAATTACTTCATCTGGATTTTCAAAATTTGTAATATCACGTAATGATTGACGATATATTTTCCACAACTCTTTATCTTCAGGAGATAATGGACTATCAAACAACTGTGTCCAATCGGATTCGAGTAGAAGACCATTTCTTATCTGTCTAATTCCAATCCATTTATTTTCAATGTCTGATTGTATTTCTTCTGCGGTTTTATCACCAATTAACTGATGTTCTATTACTTCATCATTAGTAATTTCAAATTCACTTCCTATTACTTTTTGAGTATCATTTGGATATGCATGAATAAATCTATATTTCAACCAACCGTAATTTTTAATAGTAGTTTCATCCAACAAATGAAAATTAGAAACATTTTTCCACGTTCTCGGTAAAGGTCTATTATTTTCTATAACTTGACCGTTTTCAACATACGAATATCTCATGTTATTCTCATAAATAATAAAAAGCAACTACAAATATAAATATCATCATTTAATGTAATCCCACAGTTTCTTCCAATCAATATAGGGATCCAATTGTCTTTCATAACCCATGTGAAGAGCAAGTGATGGAATTGGTGTAAATAATTTTACTTCCCAACGCCAAATATGATTGATTGTAGTTCCTTCTTGTATTTCATTTGCCTCACCCCATTCAGTCATATATTCTGTTGCACAAGTATAGAATCTACTCCAAAACTTTCTAACAATTTCAGGACTACACATGAAAGTAAATGTGGAATACTTGTTAGTTCTCCAATGCCTGTCTCTACCAAGAACAACTCTTGTTTCATCAATAAACTTTGGTAAGTAATTATCTGGATCATCATACGGATGAATAGCAACTTCTGATCCTAAATTAGTTTTGAAACGGATATATGAATCTACCATATCAACTATTGCATTCGGATAGTGTAGGTAATCATCTTCTACGAAATAAACCAAGTCTGCTTCTGATGAACGACCTTTATCAAATTGTGCATGACCAGACGCATTCCATCCACGCAATTCTAATGCATTAAATTCATAAGTGTGTTTTGATGTTTTGAAAATTTCATGTAAGCCATCAATCAATTTTTGTGATGAATGGTCATCAAACCAAACAAAATGAATTTTCCCATCATAATGTTCTGCAGATTGCACTAACGACTTAACACATTTAAGAACCAATGTAGTTTTATCAACTCCACAATATCTAGGTGTTGGGTTTGCGTGAATATCTATAAAACTATGTGTCCGTAGGACAATATCTATACTTAACTTTTTTGAACTAACCATGTTTGTTCTGCTCCTTGATAGGCGGCTGACCTAATACTTGTTATTTGTTTTTCATCAAAAATTTCTTTTACTGCCATATTGATTGGAGGCCACACATAATCATCACCTGCAATGTAACCACCAACTTTAACTTTTGGTAGCCAATGTTCAATGTCTTGTTTTACATTAAAGTAATCGTGTGCACCATCGATAAACACAAAGTCCAAACTATTGTCTTCATATAATTTCGATGCTTCAATAGATGGCATACGAATAGGATTGATGACAGACTTTACAGGTTCTATATTTTTAATAAATTCATTGTAAAGTCCATTTGGAACTTTTAGTAATGGTTCGTGTGAAACATTTTCAGGATCTAAATGTTCTTTTGAACCTTCCCATGTATCAACACAATCAAATTTTATCCGCTTTCCGCTGTTGATTATCTCAACACCCATGTATGTTGATGATTTGCCCTTCCAACTTCCTATCTCTACAAAGTGATATTCGTCTGTATCGTTACATGACAATACCATCTGTGTAAATAAATTCTCTTGAACAAACCAACCGTGAATTTTATAGTAGTAATGGTCTATCATTTTCCATGTCCTTCTGCCAATTTAGTCAGTTCTTCACGGATTTTTTGGAAAGGGGCTTCCCATTCACCATATCTTTCTTGTCTAAACAATTTAACACTATCATACCAACGAGAAGTATTACCCGGAACAACCCAAGTATAATATGGCATAACAGGTGTTACTATCCAAGTTGGTTTACCCATAGCACCTGCAAGGTGAGCAACTGATGTGCACGATGTAATGATAACATCACAACCTGCAATAATGTTAGCAGTTTCATCCCAAGACTTCATTTGTTCACGCATATCACCAAAAGGAAGTCCATCAACAAGATTTTCGTCACGCTGAAGTGAATAAAATGTTGTATTTGGTATATCGTGAAGACCAATCATCAATTCTGGTGGAAATCTACG